AGCGCGTAGCATGAGTTCTCGTGCAGGAGTGAACGAAATTCTGCCAGGGCAGTTGTATCAGAGAGGGAATTTTCTGGCGTGGCCAGCAGCACAAAAGCACGAAATGCTCAAGGAGCTTGGGATTGATCTCGTACTAAATGTTTGGCTAAAGGTAGATCCCGATCTCTCTGGAATGATGTATCTGAACGTTCCTCTCCTTAGCCGGAGTGTGCCTCCAGCATTCGACTATGTGTGTCGTGCAGTAGCAGCTAGCATCCTTAAAGGGCATGTTGCTCTGGTCCATTGTGAAGCTGGAAAGAATCGTAGTGTGTTTGCTTGCGCTCGTATTGTGATGCTGCTCAACAAGTGGTCTGCGGACCAGGCGATGGATTACGTGCTACAGCGGGTTCCAAATGCAAAGGTTAATGATCACTTATTGGAGTTTAGTGCATGAGACGCTGTCTCTATTGTGTTGGCATTCCTGGTAGTGGAAAATCTACACTTCTGGCAGCAGCCCTTAAAGGACATCTTGCGGTAGCTGCTGCAAAACCGTTCGCGCATACAGTCTATCCGAACAGTCACGGAACTATTCAATTAGGTGCTACTCGTGCAGCATTCAGTGGTACTGATGCCTTACCTATGAACGTTCAGCCATTAGCAACAGCATGGTTGCTGTCAGAAGCGTTTCCCTACACAACGGTTATTGCCGAAGGTGATCGATTAGGGAACGACCGCTTCTTTACAACACTTTCTGCACATGATTGGTATGTGAGTATTGTGTATCTGAATACTCCGGACGCTGTCGCCGATAAACGCTGTGCAGAACGAGGCAGTAACCAGAACGAAATTTGGATTGCCGGACGACGTACCAAGGTTCGAAATCTCGCTACCACATGGGTACAACCAGAATGGATTCTCGACGGTTGCAAGACTGTAGATGAACTGGCTGTGCAGCTTCGATCGCATCCATTCCTTAGTGGTTGGTAGTAATTACCGTATACCGTTTATATGGTATACTAGATATAGATACCTATGAAGATACACTCCTGGCAGAGCATGTATAGGTAGTGACAATACATCTTCCAACCAACTTAAAGGTTGTTCGTACAATCGAGCTACCAGCTTCAGTCGATAGCGAGCTTCAAGAGAGAGCGCAGCGACTTGGTAAGTCTGTGGAAGAAACCGCCGTTATTGCGGTAATCAGTGCCCTTCTCCAAGAAGAACTAGAGAAGGACAACAGAAGCACTAACACAATGTACACATTCACTTGAAAGGCATTTAGTAATGACTTGGATACTCGTAACAATTACACTGATAATCATAGGGTTTATTTGCAACCGTGCAGGCTCTGCCATGCGTAGAGCGGATGGTAGTGTTACTGGTGATGGTCGCCTTATAGCTCGTGGTGGAGTGGCAGCCTGCGCGGTCGTGTTCGTAATCTTCACGCTCATCAGTATTGTTCATGCTGTTGACGCAGGGCATGTAGGCATCATCAAAACATTTGGCAACATCACAGGACAAACAGGTGCGGGTCTTGTCACAACGTGGCCGTTCCAAGATCTTGATACAGCCACCATCCAAGTTCAGCGTTATAACGACGGCAATCTCACGTCGGCAACAAAGGACATTCAGAATGTCCATGCTTCTGTAACAATTAACTACCATGTGTCCCCACAGGACGTGCAGAAGCTGTACATCAACGTCGGGCCGAACTACCTTGATACTCTGATCCCTCCGCGTCTCTTGGACCTATTCAAAGCGGAGACTGTTAAATATGTCGCTGACGATCCTGGACTAAGTGACCCGAAGAATGCTGCGGACCCCAACTACAAAAGCGTCGGTATGCTGCAGAATCGTGAGACTATACGTACGAACGTGCGCCAGCAGCTACGGGAGGCGTTACAGCCCTACTCTATCAGTGTTGACGACCTGCTGATTAACGACATTGGCTTTGACCCTGCGTTCACCAAGGCTATCGAAGACAAACAAGTAGCCCAACAGAACGCGCTGGCCGAGCAGAATAAGGTAGCTCTATCAAGGGCTAAAGGCGACCAGGCGGCAGCTGAGGCCGCAGGACAGTCCAATGCCATCACAACCATCAACAGTGCCCTTGCGGCCTCGCCCAGCTATATTCAGTACCTGGAAGCACAGAAGTTCTCGCAAAGTTGGGACGGGCATCTGCCACAAGTTGTAGGTTCTGGTCAGGCATTGATTACTGTACCTAGCACGGCTCCGTCGAGATGAGCGAGTCTGTGAAGCACTACGTAGAGCAGTTCCACTATGAGCACTCCGACGACCCTATCGTGCTACTGCTACGGAAATACTTTCCTGAGGTAGATTGTGACTTCGCGATGTGGGTGCTGTGGAACCAGACTGCCTATCCGTTCACGGATGAGCTGGACGTGTACGAGCGCCAATTGGCGCGCTATGCGCGGACGGGGCAGGATGCAATGGATCGCTCCGAAGAGCGTATGCGTTTTGAGTCGATGGAATGGGGAGAGCCGGACCGCCATTGGATGGTCGGGCAGGTAGCGCCAACGAAGGCTATCGTGTAAGCGACGGAGTAGGATAGTCTTTGCATGGTGTTCCTTTCTCCGTGTAGGGGCGTCGAACCATAGAAATAGAAATAGAAATGATATAATACGCGAGATTTCTACGTAGCCCTATCTCCATAGGTTGTAAGGGTTTACATTAGTACGGCCATATGCTACTGTAGTAATGCGGGCGTACTACTACCGGCTTCCACATCAAATGGAAGCATTCGGAGAAACTAAAAACGAAAGGAGGTCACGCCATGAGATCGCTTGCTCCTCGAGGACCGCTCGTGGAGTTCCCCCAATCGATAAGCCTATTTTCATAAGGAGCAGAAATGCAACTCGCTAAGAGATTTGGACTGCTGTTTGCAGTCGCTGTAGCTATTATTGTTGGAGCCTCTATTGCCACCTCGACTCCAACGTCGGCACAGTCCTACGGTGGCAACAGCACGATCATTCAGAACGCCTCGGGTATCTACTGGTGTACGGGTGCTACGGCCATCTTCAAGGACAACAGTGGCAACGTGAACTGGAATGCGGCCTGTCCGTCAACCGCAGGGGCGTCCCAGGTGTGGATTAACGGTGTGGCTCAGGTGTCAGCGCCGGTCTATACCGCTCCGGTGACCTATGCGGCGCAGCCGGTGACGTACGCACAGCCACAGACAACTACGGTCGTTGTGGTTGACCCATGTGCGAACAACAACGCCTATGGGTATGCAAGCGTCAACCCATTCGGGTTCGGATTCAACAACCCGCTCGGCTACGGTCTCAACTACGGCATGAGCAATGGCTGCGGCCAGAACTTCAACGCGGGGTTCAACTGCCTTTCGTTCGGGTGTCGCGGGTTCTCTACGTTCCCACGGGCCTGTGTTGCGCCAGGTAGTTGTGGCCAGGGTCTTCCACCTCACCACGACCATGATTCCGACTGTGTTCCGTCCTCGACGGTTCACTGTCACTAGGGTTAGGGGCCAACCTACCTTGCTGATCAGGGTGTCAACTTCCCTCCTCCTGCTAGGTAGATGCCAAATGCCGGTAGCCTACAGTGCCGCATTGCGTCTGTAGGCTACCGGCATTACTTATTCCGGTTCATTCAAATGAGGTATTTAGAGGCAGCTTTCCCAATAGAGGATAAACGTGTATAGGATCATCATATTAACGATCATGGTTCTAGGAACCTTGGCTATGGCTCCAGGAGCCTCAGCAGACGGCGTGTCCACCACTCCTAACCCCATAGCTACCGTACGACTAGCCATCGCAAATGGAGGAGGCGCGTACGCTGGTGATTGTGAGAGCACAACCCCGTCCGATGTTGGGCAGTATTGCAGTAAGTTCTCAGCAGAACATTATCCTGTACGTGCCTACCTAATTGGACCAACATTCTCAGAATTTACAGCGTGGTTATTCATTCAGCAAATAGGAGAAAATGAATTCATTTCATTGGGATTCACACCATATGATGAATCAAACATAATTCCGTGGCCAAATACCAATTAGGAGGCCAGAATGAAGAAGATTTGCGTGTCGGTGATGGCTGCGCTCCTTGCCTACATTGTATTTGTGGGGATGCTTTCGTTCGTCGTGATCATCAGAACGGCAGAGGCAGCAGCCCCGCTACCACCTTTAGACTCTCAGGCTGCACCAGGTGATCTGGCAACGCTGATCAATCAGTACCGGCAACAGCAAGGCCTACCGCCACTTGTTATCACGGCTTCGGTTACCTGTGTTGCGAGCCAGGTAGCGGCTGACCGTGCAGCGGCAGGGCAGCCTGGGACGCACAACGCGAGCCTGACGTTCTCCTTGTTCTCTAGCTGCGGGGCGGGTAACTTTGTCGGTGAGATTGCGGCGGGCAACGGCGCTGGAACGAGTGCAGCGGCCACACTCGCGCAGTTCGTAAATAGCTCTGAGCACTGGGCGATTATTGTCGGTGGAGGCAATTCGCTCGGCTGTGGCTTTGCCACTGGCACATACCAGGGGTTCGCAGGATTCCAGAGCTGGACTTGCGACTTCGCGACAGTGGCAGGCGTTCAGCCTTCGTCCAATCCTAACCCGCAGCCAGGACCAAATCCCTCGCCAGTGCCGAACCCGCAGCCAGGACCGTGCCTCCCACCGCTCTGTGGCAGCACCACGGGTAGTGGCTCATTCTCAGGACCATCGAACGGTGGCACCGTAGGCACGGGTTGCTTTGTGTTTAACTGCGCCAGTACAACGGGCGGAACGTCATCAAGTGGCGGCGCTCCTGCATCGACACCCGGATTCTCATCGAGTGGTGGCGCAGCGGCATCCACGATTCCAGGGGCGTCATCTTCAGGTGGTGCGCCTGCTTCAACAGGGAGTGGAACGAGTAGTTCTGGCGGCGCAGTGGCGGGAACAGGTGGGACCATTTGCCTCCCACCAACCTGCGCAAGTACGGGTCGATAGATGAACTACCACGGCTGGGCACGTGAACACAAGTCTCATCCGGCGTTGCATATTGGCGAATTGCCGGGACGTAAGTCCATCGTGCTCTACATAGATCACGGCACCGTCATTGCACCGCTGGCGTACTTCACATCACCAGAGCAGGCCGCCGAGGCGATGGCGATGCTCGATTACATAATCCTTGGCTTGCCATTTGGAGAGAACGCGCAGGTGATAGCGCCGATGACTGCAATGACTGCGGCACTTCAGGCGTTTGCCAAGGAGCAGGCGGGACGATGAGTAACACATTCCTTGACGCGGCCCTGGAATGACCGCTTATGCAGCGGGCTGCGAACTGCCGTATCGTTGCCCTGTTTGCGGCGGCAACGGACTCGTACCTAGCGGATTCTACAACCAAACTGGAGGGCTCTGGTCGTCTTCCACAACGGCAGTGTTTGAACAATGTCGCTCGTGCTACGGGACCGGCGTGATATGGCGATGAGACGACATTTGTTAGCTCGCAATCAATTAGAAGTCCTGACTGGTCTGATGAAAGCTGAACACGAATTAGCTGGTGTTGAACTAGTTACTACTTCTACCCCTTGGAGCCAGAGTTCAGGCTATGCGGCACTGGCGGCATTAGAACGTGATGGGTTAGTAGTATCCCACTGGGATGTTACTGGCAAACGGCCACGCAAGATGTTTACTATCACGGAACTTGGAAAGCAGTCCATTGCAGAAAATCCCTGGATTAGGACCATCATAGAAGCTGGAGCCTAGTAGATGAAATCTACATTCATGGTCAAAGCTAAGGACATAGCGCAGCTATGCAAGGACTTCCGGAAGGCTCGTTCCATTGATGAGAAGTTAAGGATTGCGCGGGAGCTTCGTAAAGCGACTGAGTCGTGGTCGTTTGAGAACGAAGGTTTTATCTTGACTCCAATCGGATTGGTGAAGCCCTCACAACTGCAAATTACGGAGCACTAGGAGGAATCATGAGAAATGCACTCACGTTCGCAGCGGAACTTCTGCTCTTCACTGCCACACTAATAGCCATCTTCATCTTCCTGGCCGCTTTACACGGCGCACTGGTTGAGCGCCTAGGTTGGCCGGATGACAGTTGGGTTACGCCCGCTTATGCTGGTACACCGGATGCCGTTATCACTGAGATCAATAGCAAGGGTGGCACATTCGCCCCCTGCATTACCCAGGTCGTGAGTAGGGAGACGGGCGGGACATTCGATCCGCATCTGGTTAACCCGAGTTCGGGTGCGTTCGGAGCGCCGCAATTTATCCCATATGGTGGCGTCTACGATGTAACGCCAATGGGTCAAGCGGGTGTGCCTGTTAGGAGTCTCGACGGGACACAACAAATAGACCAGATGGTCTGGTCTTGGCAACACGGACTAAAGTCACATTGGAGCCCACCATGTTGAACGAGACACGGCAATACATGGTGGAACTCGTGGCGCTGATCAATGAACTACGAGAGCAGCGCGATGCGGCGGTGGCGATCCTGCGAGAACAGCAGGGAGTTATTGAGAACAAACATATTAGTTGGGCAGGTGCGGCAAAGAGATTAGAGGCGGTACGAAATGCTGCCCTAGCCGCGCTCGGTGCGGAGGGGACGACGTGAACGAGAGCGATTGGAGTCCACCATGTTGAGACAGCTGCCAGACTGGTTCGTTTGTTTAGTGGTATCTACGGGCTTTCGGCTTTTTGCCGCCTCCACCACTGAAGTAACCATTTCAACGACAAGGTTTAGCTGGGCTGTGGAGGACGTATCTGCCCTACTAGGAGAGTTGTAATGGATAAGCTGTGCCCCCATTGTGGCTATTGCCCGACGTGCGGGAGAAGTAATGGCCCGTACATCGGTCCAGCAGCACCATACGTTTTCCAGCCTTGGCATTACCCAATTACGCCCGGTGGAGCAGCGTTACTTACGAACGCAGAAGCTCATGCAGTTGCTGCGGTTTTTCGCGGTTGCATATCCGATGCCCTGGTCGCGTTCGGTGCGGAGGATGCGAAGTGAACGACACGTCGTTAGAAGAGTTCGCCTACAGGAGACGGGACATCGACGCGCTCCTTGACGCGCTCGATGAAGCGGTGGAGCTTGTCAAGGAATGCAACCATGAATACCGGGTCGCAGAAAATGGTCGCCGACAGCTCCAGGGCCAACGCGATGCGGCGGTGACCGTGCTGCGTGACGCTCGTGAACATCCTGATTATAGCGACGCCGACCTCCATCTCTATATGCCTGACGTTATCGATGATACATTAAAGGCGCTCGGTGCGGAGGAGACGACGTAGATGGAATGGCGCAACTGTTATTGCTGTAGTCAACCTCACTTCGGTGAGGGAGCGCCGATTTGTAAATGCACATTGCGTGAGTGCGTCCGCTGCGGTAAATGCACGACGCATTGTACTTGCTATACAACTACTCGGTCTGGCTGGTTTAACGAAGTCGGTGCGGAGGAGACGAAGTGAGAGCCATCAACTTCCGCCGCTTCTTTTACGTCGCGCCCGGATGCCGCCATGCGGTCGTCAACCTGCAGCGCACATGTCTGTTTTGTGGGGAGGTCTTGTGTTCTTCATGATCGTCTTAGCAGTCATCATGACTGCCTATTCAGTCGCGATATGGATATTCCTCGTATCACAAATTGAGTACTTTCACCGAGTCAACGCAGAAACTAAGCCCATCACGGACCTCCCCAAGGACCACTGGGATATCGATGATCGAGACGAGCTCGTAGTCCCAAAGTACGCCAAGCCCATTAAACCGCTCATCATCTATCCAGGTGCAGGGTTACTTTTCACTATCCTCCAGCTTCGGAAGAAGGACTGATGCTCGGATTTGCCCTCGCCTTTATCTTCGGTCTGAACGTAGCTAGTACGCCTTTCGCTGCTATTCAGCAGGCAATTGCGCCCTACGTCTACTCGGCGCCACCAGTACGACAGTGCCTAATTGATGCAACAGGCCAAAAAAGAGGAGCGCTGGTAATGAACGAGGCGGTCAACATACAAGAGCTTGCCGCCCTCATCCGCGGCAAGCGAGGCAGCCGCAGCCTGCGGTCGGTGGCTCAGGAGATCGAAGGCGTGAGCGCGTCGACTCTTTTGCGAGTAGAGCAGGGAAAGCTCCCCGACCTGGAAACGTTTTCTCGCCTTTGTCGCTGGCTTGGTGTGCCGTCCCAACGGTTCCTGTCGCGCACTGGGGAGACTATGCAAGAAGGTGTTTCACTCGCGCCAGCTCCCGGGATGACCACGCCTGAAGTCATCACGGCGCACTTACGTGCTGACCGCGCCCTCACGCCTGAAACTGCAGACGCACTAGCGACGATGGTCCGCCTCGCGTACGAGGCCGTTTCCCGTGGCGAATTCAAATCGAACAAGAAGACGGAACGTGACGATGCGACGCGGGTTCAAGACGTGGGCTGAGAAACAGGCGGTCATCCGACGGGAGGAACTCGGGCTGCGCCCTGAAGCGCCACTGCCCGCACGTACGCTCGCCGAGCATTCGGAAGTTCTCATCGCCGCGCCTGAGGATATCCCAGGAATGACCGAGCTACTGCTGCACCAGCTTCTAAGGACAGATCCCCAGAGCTGGTCGGCCGCCACAGTTGCGACGAATGGTTGCATCCTCATCATTCACAACACCTCACACACCCCCAACCGTCAGGAAAGCGACTTGATGCACGAGATGGCGCACCTACTGTGCTGCCACATCGGCCAGGAGCAGTACGAGCGTGGTACTTGGTCGCTGTGGGATGTGCCTGAAGAACCTGAATGGGTGCCAGCGAGGATATTCGATTGAACACGGATCAGGTTAAGGTGTCATTCAATGTGCTGTCGGAAGACATCGTGGATAAAGACATTAGGTTTCTAGAGCCGTCCTGGCAGCGCTTGGTGAGGAGGATCCAGTCATGATATTTGTTTATGACGGGAAGAAATATAACGTCTGGCACTATACGACAAAGACTGGACGGGAGATGGCGCAATGCCCGTTTTGCTTGGAAAAGCGAACAGTTAAATCACTGTCCTATCACATGAATCTTTGTCAAATGCGCCCTCGTGAACTAGATGAGCTTTTGCAGCAACATGCCGAAGCGACCGGCCACTCCTGGGGAAGCCAAAATCATGACGGCGGGGTGTATTGCCTAGAATGCGACCGGCTGATCGCGGTCGGCGTGGAGGAGACGAAGTGAGCGAAGCAATCACGCCCGCCAATGCCGTCGAGGTCGCAAAGCAGCTGTTGAAGGACGATCCGCTCTGGCATCTACGTACACGCCTACTCGTGTCGGCGCTCGTGACCCGGATCAGGCAACTAGAGGCCTCAACTACTTCAAGGCGAAATATGAGGCAGAACGATGGATGAGCCGACGCCACTGACACCTACCGACGAACGAGTAGTGAGGGCGGCAGGCGCAGCGTGGTGTTCTGAAGAGACGTTCGCCAGGATATTCGCCACACTCGATGCTGAACGCTGGGACTCCCGCGACACAGCAGCCGACGCGCAGATAGTCGCGCTGGTGGAGCGGTTGCTGCCGGAAGAACCAGATCCGCTGTCAATGACCTCTCTCTCTGTCGAGAGAAGGAAGAACTCACGAGGCTGGCTTGTTCAGGGCGTCGTTGGTAATTACGATCTCGCAACCGGCAAAGGCACCACACTGCGAGAAGCTCTCCTGGCCCTCAGAACACGTGCGGAGGAGACGACGTGAGCGAAGAAATAACGCCCGCAAACGCCGTCCCAATCGCGAAGAAGTGGACTGGGCCAATGGTATTGCGTAGTCCAACGGAATGGCGGCATCTCGTTACAGCGCTCGTGAAGCGGGTCGGGGAACTAGAGCAGCAGCGCGATGCAGC